TTCATGAAAAAAAAATAAAAGAAGCTATTAATCTTTTGAGAGATGAAAAAATTATTATTTATAATGAAGAAGGAAGATTGATAATTAATAGAAGAAAAATATAAACATGTTAGATATATTTAATAAATTTATAAAACAAGACCCTAACAATTGGAAATGGTTAATTTCTTTTTATGTTATGGCAACTATATTAATTTTAATTTTAACAATAAAAATATAAAAATAATGAAAAACTTTGGAAAACTACTAAAATATATATTTTTACCTAAGGAAAAAGCTTTTTGGATTAGAGTAAAAAAAGAATTTTCAAGTCAAAAAGAAAAAGAAAATTTTATATATGCAACAATTGAGCTTTTATCAAATGAAATAAAAGTTAATGAGATTTAGAAATAATGATAAATGGGTTGATGACGGAACTTTTAAAGAAATGAGGTGGTGTTTTGAAAAAAATATAAAAGCTTATCCAATACCATTAAAAGAAAATTATAAATCTCCAAGTGGAAGAAGAAAACCATATGTTAAAATAGAAATTAACTGTGATGGTAAGATCTTAATAGGAAAAAAAAAATACACACAAGAGAAAGAACTAACTACTGCATTACAAGAAATATACGCACATTACTACGCTAGAAGATTTGGTAATAAATTAATGTAAATACGTATTATACAATATTATTATATTTTTATTGTATTAATATGAGATTAAATGTTAACGTACCAACAGAGCTTAATGAGATAACTTTAGGCCAATATCAAAAGTTTTTAAAAATAGATCAAAATAACGAAAAAAGTAATTTTATAAATCAGAAGATGATTGAGATCTTTTGTAAAGTTAAAATTAAAGATGTTTTATTAATGAAACTAAATGATATAAAAACAATAACTAATTTACTTAATAAGATGTTCAATAGGGAGCCTAATTTGGTAAAAACATTTTATATGAATGGTAAGGAGTATGGTTTTATTAATAATCTTGATGAAATTTCTTTTGGAGAATATATTGATTTAGATATTAATTTAAGTAATTGGCAAGATTTACATAAAGCAATGAATGTATTATATAGACCAATTATAAGTAAATTTAATAATAAATATTCAATTGAAAAATATAATGTTGATAATCCGCATTTTATGAAGAATATGCCAATGGATGCGGTTCTTAGTTCCATAATTTTTTTTTATCATTTAGGCAACGACTTATTAAAAGCTACTCTGAATTATTCGTTGAACAATCAGAAAATACATACGATATTGGATCACAATTTAATTCGAAGTGGGGTTGGTATCAATCAATATATGGACTTGCTAAAGGAGACATTAGACAATTTAATAAAGTTACCGAATTATCAATACACGAATGCTTAATGTATTTATCATTTGAAAAAGAAAAAATTGAATTAGAACAAAAAAAAATAAAATCAAAATTTAGATAATGACAGGATTTTACGATATAACAACCAAAATAAAGGAAACATTAGAAAGCGAACCATTCGTTAACACTGTAACATACGGTAATATAGATGATGTTGATTTAAACAAACAAAATATATTTCCTTTATCACACATCGTTGTTAATAATACTAACATAGATGATAAAGTTATTAATTTTAGTATTAGTGTTTTATTTATGGATATAGTTGATGAAAGTAAGAAAGTACGTACTAGTAAATTTTTAGGAAATGATAATGAGCAGGATGTTTTGAATACTCAACTTGCTGTAGCCACTAGGTTAACGACATTATTAAAAAGAGGAGATTTATATAGTGATTTATATCAATTAGAAGGTAATGTATCATGCGAGCCATTTGTTGATAGATTTGAAAATAAATTAGCTGGTTGGACAGCAACATTTAACATATTAGTTAAAAATGATATGACAAGATGCTAATGGATATAAAACAAACAACAGAATCGTTAAAAGAATTTGCTAAATATGTAATACAACAATCAAGAAGCAATTTAACAAAAAAGAAAATAAATAACACAAAAGGACTGTATGATTCTTTAGATTATAAAATAAAAAAAACAAATGAAGGTATTTATTTAGATATATTAATGGATGAATATGGTGAGTTTGTAGATCAAGGTGTTAAAGGTGCAAATCCAAATTTAGTAAAAGATGGTGAACAAAAAGCTCCAAATAGTCCTTATAAATATACTAATAAAAAACCACCTGTTAATTTCATACGTCAATGGGCAAAACAAAGGAATTTTAGATTAAGAGATGAAAAAGGAAGATTTAAAAAAGGGAACTATGAAGCTATAGGATATATTTTGCAAAAATCTATATTTGCTCAGGGAATGAAACCTACCTTTTTTTTAACTAAACCTTTTGAGCAAGCATTTAAAAGATTACCTAAAGAAATGGAAAAAGCATTTGCAAAAGATTTTATTAATATTACAATTGAACCACTAAGATGAGCATAATAATTAATACAAGAAGTCCATATTATATAAAAGTAAAACCTACATCAGGCACTTTAGTATCTGCATCAATGAGTTTATATATTTATAGTGGAACTTTTACAACAGACAAACCTGCATCAGCTCAATATACAATAACAAAAAACATTATAGGAACAAATAATTATGTTATATATGAAGTGACTGAATTAATTAGAGATTTTATAGTTACTGAATACGAATCATATGCTACTGATACTGTATGGGTAGAAGCTGATATTACATTAACAAAATCATCAGGAAGTGAAACACAAAATCTTGATTATTTAGGAAT